GGAGCTTTCGTTATTTGTTTAGACATATGACTTCTAGTTATCGCCACTAGATAAACCTCTCTTCTCTCTTAACTCATCTAAGTTACCACTTTTAGAACCACCAGCATAAACCCAAGCATAACCTAAATCTGTCATATCTCTGTTTATACTTCTATTATCATCAAATAACCAACCTAACATTCTACCATATTTACCATCTTTTTCAGTTTTAACAATTAAATTCTTACTAGACTCTAATCTCATAGCTAAATATTCTTTCGCATCTATGCCAAGTTTTTTCTCTTCCTCATCTCTAGTTCTAGTTTCTGGTGTATCAATACCTGCTAATCTAATACGTTCTTTTTTAGTCAAACTAAAACCTAAATCTATTTCAACATCAACAGTATCACCATCAACGACTTTTACAATTTTTTTTACAGCGTATTCATACATTATTTTGATTGCACAGATAAATCATTGTTTTTTTTACTATAAGCTGTAGCACCCATAAATACAGATACAACAGCAGCTTGCGACACAAAAAAAGTGTTTAAAAAGCCACTAAATAAATTAATTCTTTCTGGATCTACAAACGGAGTCATCATGATAGCTACAAATACAACCATAGAACCCATAGCAAGCCAAGCCATCATACGTTGTTGATCTTGCATCTTATCAAGGTTTTCATTCATATTTCTTTGATGTTCAAGCTGGGCTACTTTATGAGCCATAGCCATTTCTCCATCACTGATCTCACCATCATTATCAAGATCAAACTTTTCGTATTGAGAACCTTTTTGTAATTTTTTCTGTACCATACTTTATCCTATTTTATAAAAAGCCATTTTGGTGGAAAAACAGTTGTCCAATAATAAGACAATAACACAAGAAAAATAAATATTAAATCTTTCTCACTCATTTAACCACTCATTAAAACTTGGACTTCCCCTTTCCATTGCATTTAATAATAACGCACCAAAAACAGTAATTGCAAGACCAACTACAAGTAAAATACCTATTCCTATGGCTACCATCTCCATCATCTCTTCTTTTTTCTGTTGTCTTTCTTTTGCCATCTGCTTGGCCTTTTCTTTAGCCTCCTGAATACGCTTTGCACGTAGATCAACAATGGATTTGAATGTACCATGACCAAACCTCTGATCAATAAGGACTGACATATTATAACGCTCTTCTGCAGCCAATTTAGCATTTATAACCTCAGTAGCGACATTTTTAATACCAAGTTGGTCCTTAATACCCATTCCTGCTTGTTTATTTCTTTGAGCATTTATCTGTTGTTCCCCATCTAGTAAATCATCTATAGCACCAACGATATCATTTACATCTTTTGCTGTGTTAATTGTAGATTTTATAAACTCCACGCTTTGTTTAACAAGATTAATACCAGTGACTATATCTCCTAGAACCATTTAACATTATTTCTTTTTCTTGGTGGTTTTCTTCTTTTTAGTCTTAGATACCTTCTTCTCGACCCAAGCTTCATCAACCTCTGGTGTATCAGGATTATCAGGTATAAAATGGCCTTTTTCATCTCTGGCTCTTACCATGATGATTTCCTCACCAGACTTTGCAGCCTCTTCTTTTTTTCTTTGATCTATTTTTTCTTGCTTGATTCTTCTAGCATATTCTTGATTTATTGATGACATAATCTATCCTTTCCTTGATGCGTTAAGTGCAGCGATATCTCTTTGTGTTTGTATTCTATCTTCTGCTACCCTTGTTTTTTCATTCAATGCTTGTTGAGCAATATTGATTCTCTCTCTTTCTAACATAGCATCTGTTTGTTCACTCTGCTTTTGCATTTCTTGCTTTTGCTCAAACTCTCTTTCTTTTCTTTGTATATCAGCACCTTTCAACGATAATTCTTGTTTTCTGATTTCTACAAGAGGATCACCTTGATTTGGCGGTGTAACTGTTTGAGCATATTGTTCAATCATCTCACCAATAAGCTTTGATGCAACAGCTTGAACTTGTGTTTGTATCTGTTGCTGCATATTAGGATCTTGCTGTAACATTTGCTGTTGCTCAGGTGGTATTTGACTCATTACCTGCTCTTGAGCCTTTTGTTCAGCTAATAAACCTATATGTTCCTGTATATGGCCTTGTAAAGCAGCTGCTATCGCTACATTAGCCTGTACTGGTGGTGTAGCCATAATCGCCAAATGAGCCTGTATATGCGCCTGATGATCTTGCATAGGGAATGCTTGCATCGGTTGCCCCATCAAGGCATTCTGGTTTTCTTTGGCTGGATTTAAAGGCTGTGGTTGAGGAGGTGGTGGCAAAATAGCATCAATGTTAGATACACCAAGAGCCTCGTACATATTTCTATAAGCATGATATAATCCTTGTGGTCCACCATGAACTTGTGGATTTGATTGTACTAGTTGTAATTGTGTTTGTGCTAATGTCACTCTTTGTGACATAGAGAATATATTTGGATCACTTACTGGTAATATATCGATCCTAGCATCAAAATCCTGTATTTTAATCATAGGATTAGATCCTACAGAATATGGATATGGCTTAGGATTATTCGCAAATATATTAGATAATAAACGAAACTCTATCTTTTGTGAGTAATGAAGGCGCTTGTGTATGGCTGACATAACTTTCGTACCACGCTCCATAATAGCCATCGTAGTACCAACTGGCGTTTCTCCCCCCATTTCGCCAACTTTCATATCAGCCATTGACGCAAATCTCCTCCCTGCGTCCACAAGCGTACCCATAAGCTGATATAGTGTGGCTGATGGCTCTTTGAAAGGTAAAGGCATTAATGAACTACGTATATCACCACTTGCTACGTCAATATCTCTAAATTCACCAGGTTGTAATGCACTATCTTCATCTCTAATCCTAGCCCCTCTAGATTTGAAACCTGCTGGTAAGTTACTTAATGTTCCTGAATCTATCAATTGTCTAAGTATGGATGTAGATGCTTGTGCTAAACCACCTATCATATGTGTTAAACCTAAACCATAAAAGCCTAGACCTGGCATAAATTTAAAATGCACAAAATAGTCTTTCTTTCTTTTTAATGGATCTTGCTCACCATAATTACGTCTTATAGACAATATTTCATTCGTGTCTTCTAAGATCGTAACCACATAAGGTAATTTCAATCCTGTAGGCTCACCAGATGCATCCATATCTTCAAAGCCTTCAATATCCAAATCAGTATGAACTTCATAGATAGTTAAGTCCTCTGAACTTCTATTTGGCTGTACACCTTGTATTTCATTCACAGCTTCATCAATCTGACTATATTCGGTATCATAACCACCAGAAGGTAAATCAATCTGCCTATAAAAGCCATTTAGCTGCATTTTAAGTATTTCATTAGAATCAAGCTTAATAACGTGCGTTGTTCTTGGACTTGTTAATAAATCTGTTGCTGAATATGGAACAATTAAATCTTCAGCGTGTATAAACTTACTTACTGCCCTTTGTAACAAAGGATCAAAATATACTTTCTTAAATGTAGAACCTACAACAGGAAGATAAAACAACATTTGATCTAATTCTGGATCATATTCTTCCATCTCATAGGTAATCATATAATTCATGTAGTCCTTGATTCTCTCAGCTTGGAGAGAAAGCTGTGGGTTAGGAGAACCAAGGATCTGTGTTCTAACAGGACCACCAGAGGGTAACATCTCTCTGTATGCCTGTGCTTGAAACTGTGTAACGGCTTCTGATAGCAATGGATGAATAACGCCAGCTGCACCTTCAAAAGGTTGCGCTCTATCCTCATACTGCATACCCAAAAGCTCTAAACCTTTTTTGTATGAATCCTCCCATTCTTGTCTAGAGGATTTATCATCATCAATACTTGCTGTTAGTTCTGATGCTATGCCTTTTAAAATAGACTCGTCTAAACTTTCTGCTATGTTGCCATCAAAAGGAACAGTAGTAACTTCTATTTCTTCTGAATACTCTCCAACAATCGCACTACCATCATCAAATTCTGTAATATTCGGCTTTTTATTTGCTTCAACGACATCAATCATCGCTTCCTGTAATTCCTTAGAGGGTTGATTGATATTATCTGGTAAACCACCGGGACCTGTTTGTGCTTCTATTGCCATTTTATTCTCCTTGATGAGGTAGAGGTGGCTCGACTGTGGGAAAGGGAGGACACCACAGGAACTGCTTTGTGTACCCCTACCTCAATGCGTGTTTGTTTAAAACAAATCATTCTTATTTAACACCACTAAAACTTGTTCCAGCTATAGCAGCACCTCCTCCTCGGCATTGCTTTGATGAATTTTTACCTGATGGTTTGACTGGCTCAACCTCACCACCATATTTCATCATTTTAAAATCAGCACCAGATATTTTACCATCTTTGTTTTTATCTAATTTATATTGTTTACCTTTTAAAGCCATATTAATCTCCTAATAATATTCGTATCGGGTTGGTTTATATCGATCTTCATCTTCATAGTCAGAAGGTGTAATAATAAATCCACCTTGTCTAAATCGTAGTATAGCTTGTGTCATGCTATCTGCCAAGTCATCATATTCACCATTTGGAAAAGAAGCACATTCCTCTACAACTTCTTCTGCAAAATTTGTATCTGGTCGCCATACCATACCACTTTCAAATACTGGAGCGCAAGCATTCATTCTGGTAAATTTATCAGAACCTCTACTTGGAGTAAAAGGTGTTACAGCAATACCCATACGTCTAAGCTCCTGTGTTAAAGGTGTGCCACTGGCTTTTTGCTCTATCAAAATCATGTCAGGATCATACATCTCCTCTAGTTCCTGTGCTTTATTCTTTAGCTCAGGAAAGTCCCATCGACCACGAACAGCATCTAACAATACAATTGCTTCACCCTCACCATCTACAGGTTCAAAAATACCCCATGTGGTAATCGCACTATAGTCAGCTCTATCTGATTTACTAAACGCAGTATCGTAACTTTGTATTACATAAGAACACATAGGAGGTTCTTTACTCTCCCATATCTTCCACCATTCTCTTTTGATAATCGCTCCCTCTTCTGCTGTAGGATTCTGCATATACTGTGCATTCCATTTCGCTACAGGAATAGAAGCCTTAACACCCTCAAGCTCATCCAAGTTCCAGAACTCAGGCCACAGAGGTTTACCAGATGGCATAATCGCAGGAAACTCCACTACTTCCCAAGTATCTGCACCAACATCACTTTGCTTATTCAATACTTTAGCTGTTAAATCACGAATACTCCAACGAGTCATAACAATAATTAAAGATCCACCTGGCTGTAGTCTTTGTCTTGGACCTGACGTATACCATTCGTAAATATTATCTAACGCTGTAGAACTCAAGGCATCTTGCTCTGAAACTGGATCGTCAATAATACAAAGGTCAGCGCCACGCCCAGCAAGAGCGCCACCGACACCCACAGCGTAATACTCGCCACCACTCGAAGTAGACCATCTGCCAGAAGCTTTTGCATCCGTAGCGAGTCTGACTTGTGGGAATACTTCCTTAAATTCAACCGAATCGATAAGGTTTTTAACTTTTCTTCCGAAACCGACAGCCAGTTCTGCCGTGTGTGTCGCTTGAATAATTTTTTTCGTAGGATCCCTACCCATGAGCCAAGCTGGGAATAAATAGCTGGCAAACTCAGATTTAGTATGACGAGGGGGCATATTAATAATAAGACGCTTGATCTTACCATCTGCAACATCCTGTAACTTCTGAGCATATATTTTATGATGCTTGCCCTGTATGAAAGAAGGCCAAACAGATCGTACAAATTCAAGAAAGTTTTTTTCCTTCTGTTGCCTAGAATCCAGTTGGTTAAGACGCTCCACCAAAGGCGCTATTTTGGCAAGCTCATCATCTGTAAAATACTGACTAAAGTCCTCTATTTTAGACATTAACTATATGCAGAGATAAACTTATCAATTGCCATATTTAGACCTGGCGAAACTGCACCTCCCTGTTGGTATCCACTCGCTTTCATAATATCTGTAATGTTCGTTGTATCAGGCGTGAAAGCTTTTGGGGCTGTTTTATCTTCATCGATGTCTAGAAACTTCTGTAAATCTACAGCAGCTGATTGACTAGGATCAATGGATAAAGCTGAAAAATCTGGCATATCTGTCAAGAAATTTGGATTGTAAATATCTGTTGATGCTAAAGGTGTAAAACTAGGATTGAAACTAGCGTCCACTGTTCTTGTTGATGGCACTACAGTTGCCTGCTCTATTTGTGCAAAAGGCGATATAGGTGTCGTAGCCGTACTCGTCATAGTAGTGCCTGTGTTTGTATTATCAACTACATTCTGATCGCTACCATCATCTGTTATTACTTCTTCGTCAGTGGTTTCAACGGGACCCACTATACCCGAAAGTTTTGCTTGTTCAGCATCGTTAAAAGTTAGTGGTCTAAATTTACCAGTTTCGGGATCTGTAACACCTACTAAATCGACACCACCTTGTTTCACGATGTAAGGTCTTTGTTTATAAATATCAACATTTACATTTGGAGGATTCTCCATTTCAGAATAAGGTGTTAAATCTTGCATTTTTCTGTAATCATCAAAATCATAATACCTAATACCTCTGTCTCCTCGTGTTCCAAAAAGATTATAGCCTCCACCAACAACAGCATCTCTGTAAGCTTTAACTGCTCTGTTTCTTGCTATTTCTT